AAGAAACTGCCGACTATTCTGCTATTACAACATGGGGTGTCTTCTTTCCTAAGGAAGATGGTAAACCTGCAATGATATTATTAGATGCACTTAAAGGTAAATTTGACTTTCCAGAATTGAAAGCGGTTGCTATGGATCAGTACAAATACTGGGAGCCAGAGTCCGTGATCATTGAGGCTAAGGCTACAGGGGAACCACTCATGCAAGAGTTCAGACGGATGGGGATTCCTGTCATTCCATTCGTACCTTCACGGGGCAAGGACAAGCACTCACGGGTCAACGCCTGCGCACCAGTATTCGAAAGTGGCCAAATATATTATCCAGAGGATGAGAAATATGCTGAAGAAGTCATTGAAGAATGCGCAGCTTTTCCTCATGGAGCTCACGATGACTATGTCGACAGTACCACACAAGCCGTGTTAAGATACCGTCAAGGAAACTTCATCGAGTTATTAAATGACCATGAAGAAGAATTATATAACGTTCCAAAGGAGTATAAGTATTATGGCTAAGAAAAAGAAAAAAGATATGCCTAAAGCTAGAGATATGGCAATGGGTAACAAGAACATTGTCTATCTAGGAGATCCTTATATGGTTGATGGTGAAATGTTTGATCCTGTAAAAGCACATCCAGAAGATTATTTAAGACCTGAAGGTGCTAAGACTTATAGTAAAGGTTCTAAAAAACCTATCAAAGCAGTTTTAGGTGTTCTCGCATTAGGTGCAGCTGGAGCTATAGGTGCTAAAAAATTAATGAAAAAAAAATCAAGCACTGTTTCATCTGATGATGTAAAATATACATTAAAAGACAAAAACATGATAACTGATCTTTATCAAAAAGCCACACAACAAAAAACTGCAAACATGTATACAGGTGGTGAAGTCGAAGTTACTAAAGGCGGAGACTATATTAAAGATTTAATTGACTAATGGAATGGCTGGACTTGGTGAACTTTACAAAAAAGAAATACTTGAAGATCAACCAACATCTTCAGTACCAAGGGTAGATTCTGATTTAGCTGAACCTTATGACCCGTCAGCTGCAAGAGGACTTGCGGGAATCGCATTAGCTGGTGCAGGAGCCGTGGCTCTTAGAACACCGGTTGGAAGAGCCATTAAAAAAATCACATCCCTCACAACACCAAAGATACCCGTTTCACGGATCAAGGAACCAGTTGATGAGGTAGAAGAAATTTTAACAATTGCTCCAACTAAAGTTGAAAGAGGACAGTTAATGACTCGACCTCAAATATCTCAACAAGAACAAATCCGACAAGAAGCAATTCAAAAATCTAATGAGTTAAAAAAACTTGCTTACAACAATCCATTATCCAGAGGGGGAAAGACTAACAGAATTGGTTCATCACTTTGGGACTACATTGCAAGACACCCGATTGCAGGTGCACGAAAACCAGAAGAGTGGATTAAAGATTTTAAATCAGGCGGTCCTGGATCTTTCAAGACAGGGAATCCAAATTTTAAAAGTATTAACCAATCGGTTAAGAAAGAAGAATTGTGGGATTCTAACTTAGTTCAATTTGATAAAGATGGAAATGTAATTGGTGGTTTTTTAAAAACTGCAATGGAGAAAAAGATACCATTAACTAAAATGGATTTATTATACATCGTAGAAAAAGCTCCTGTGAATAATTTAAAAATGAGAAAGCTTAGAATAGATCCTAAAATTGTAGATGATGCAGAAGAAGTTTCTAAAACATTAGATGCAACTTTAGGTGAGATTACAACTAAATACGGTAACATCTTAGCAGATAATGTTACTCCAGCTCAATTGGATTTATACAAAGACATCATGGCACAACAAAAAGATTTACGAAAACTTAATGCAAGATTTAATAATCAGTTCAGAGTGATTGATGGTGATGATAGCCAAATATTTAATGACAGTGATCTTTTGAAAGCCTTTGATGAGCCGATTGAAAATGTTAAAGTTTTAGCTGAGAAAGCAAGTAGGCTTGGTATAGGTATTGATCCAAACGAAGTAACACGAGTTACTAACTTTGCTAAAAATTTAAGTACAGATGTTGGAAGAAGATTACAACTACAACAAACTCAAGGGATGGTACCAAAGTATGGAGGCTATGGTGATTATCGAACTAAGGGTGGTGATGAGTATTTTGAAAATGTGGTTTACTATCCAAGACCCTTACCTTACGGTCAGAAATTACCTACGGATTATAATGCACACTATAGATCAGATTATGGAATAACAAAAAAGATTCCTAATCAGGTGTATCATACAAGAGGATCTATCAGAAATGGTGGAGCTAATCCAAGAAATCAAAAAGTAATGTTAATTGATGAAATACAATCTGACTACCATCAAAAGTTAAGAAAAGAAAATCCAGCAAGAGATAAGGTAGTTAATGCATTTGGTAATGAAATAGAATTTTTTTCAGCAAATAGAAAATTAGAAAAGCTTGTAGATGAGATGACAAATATTTCTCGTAAAGGAATTAGAATGACTCCAGATGATATGAAACGATTTGATCAATTGAAAACTGACTTTGGAGAACTTAGAAAAAATTCTTTGAATGTTTCAAACATTAGTTCCGCACAAGCACAAGAAGGAATTCCATTCTTACCTTTACATGGAAAAGAAAACTGGGGAGCTCATGCACTTAAAAACCAACTCAAAGATGCAGCCGATCAAGGATTAGATTATGTTGCAATTACGCCTGTTGAATATCTACATCATGCTAAACGAACAAGATATTTAGGAGATATAGAATTTTACGGAACAAGAACAGGTAAAGCAGGTTTTGAAAAATATGGTGGTCCACAAGGAGTCGTTAGAAGAATAGGAGACAGAGATGTTCCAATAGCAGATAAAGATGGTAAACCTCAATTTACAGATCCTAAAAAAATGGCGACCTTACCTGCAGTGATGAAAAGATTAGCTCAACAATATAACTCAGAAGTTAAGACAATTCCTGTAGCAAAATCTGATCCTGATAGACCCTACAAGGTGCTTAAAAAAGTAGAAGGAACTCAAAGAAAACAATTTGGTTTAAATCCAGATAAAACTAATGAACACATAGCCGCTTTTAGAACTGAACAAGAAGCTCAATACTATTCAGGACGATATGGTGGAGATGTTAAGTTCATAAGTGGCGATTCTCCTGAAAATTACATGGATGCATTTGCAATTAAGGTTACTCCAGAAATGGCCTCAAAACCTTTCAAAGCTTATCAATCGGGTGGTCTAGTCGTAAATATATTTGCGTGATATTATAAATCTGTTATAACAAATAGGAGATAATTATCATGGCAAGCAAAAAATTAAAAAAAGCTTTGAAAATGGGTCTTGCTGGTGCCGCATTAGCAGGCATTGGTGCAAAGATGAAACAAGCTGGAGAGATGAAAAAATATCTAGCTGAAGAAGGTGGATCTAAAGCTCAAATGTTTAGCAAACCAAATATGGCAGCAGTAGCTGGTAAGGCTAAAACAATGTTACCTAAAAAGAAACCAAGTGGAAGCTCTTATGCTGATGTACTTGGTGGATATGATGACTTTGGTTTAGGTGCAATGGATGGTGCTAAAGCAGGTAAAATGATTAAAGCTAGAGGCGGAAAGATGGTTAACTTAAAACCAACTAAACTATACTAATGGCTGAAATAGAGAAACAAAATGAACTTCCTGAAGAAGAAGTTGAAACAGAAGAAGTTGATGTAGAAGTTGAGGGTGAAGAAGAACTTCCTGAAGAGGAAACACCTGAAGAAGATTTTTATAGAAACCTAGCTGAAGAGATGGACGACCGAGTTCTTGGTCGAATGTCTGCACAACTTATTCAGGATTACAAACGAGATAAAGTTTCAAGATCGGATTGGGAACAGGCTTACACTCAAGGTTTAGATTTACTTGGATTCAAGTATGTAAATAATACTAGACCGTTTCAAGGTGCAAGTGGTGTTACCCATCCGCTCTTATCAGAAGCTGTAACACAATTCCAAGCACAAGCTTATAAAGAATTATTACCAAGTGATGGCCCTGTAAGAACAACAGTGGTTGGTTCACAAACAAAAGAAGTTGAAGATCAAGCAACTAGAGTTAAAGATTTCATGAACTACATGTTGATGGAAGAAATGGAAGAATACACACCAGACACAGATCAACTATTATTTTATTTACCCCTTGCAGGATCTGCATTTAAGAAAATTTATTACGATGAAATTAAACAAAGGGCAGTTGCTAAATTCGTACCTGCTGAAGATTTAATTGTTCCATACTACGCAACCGATTTAAAAGATTGCGAAAGAATTACACATCTTGTTAAGATGTCAGAAAACGATGTTCTTAAACAACAGAAAGCTGGCTTCTACAGAGATGTTGAGCTTATTCCAAAACAAGCAGAGAAGAGTCCAATACAAGATAAACTTAATGAGCTAGAAGGTGTCAAACCTGCTGGAGAAAAAGAATATCAGTATAATGTTTTAGAAATGCATATTGATTTAAACTTAAATGAGTTTGAAGTAGAGAATGCAGAGAAAGAAGTTAAACTTCCTTATGTCGTTTCAATTGACGAAGGTTCTGGAGAGATTTTATCTATCTACAGAAACTATAATCAAGATGATGACACTTATACAAGAAAAGAATACTTCGTACATTACAAATTTTTACCTGGTCTAGGGTTCTATGGCTTTGGTTTAATACACATGATTGGTGGATTATCTAGATCTGCTACTCAAGCATTAAGACAATTGCTTGATGCAGGTACTTTAGCGAACTTACCTGCTGGATTTAAGTCCAGAGGTATAAGAATTCGTGATGATGATCAACCTTTTCAGCCTGGAGAGTTCAGAGATGTCGATGCACCTGGCGGAAATATCAAAGATCAGTTCCAAATTTTACCTTTTAAAGAGCCAAGTGGTACTTTATTCCAACTTTTAGGCTTTGTAGTACAAGCAGGACAGCGTTTTGCATCAATTGCAGACATGCAAATGGGTGAAGATGCACAAAATAGAGCTGTTGGAACGACAATTGCGTTGTTAGAACGTGGTTCGAGGGTCATGAGTGCTATTCACAAGCGATGTTACTACGCTATGAGACAAGAATTTAGACTTTTAGCAAATGTTTTTGCAGATTATCTGCCTCCTGTGTATCCATATGCAGTTACAAACGCAGATAGGTTCGTAAAATTACAAGATTTTGATGAAAGAGTGGATGTAATTCCTGTTGCAGACCCAAATATCATGAGTATGGCACAAAGAGTGACGTTAGCGAATGAAAATTTAAAAATTGCAGCGTCAAATCCACAAATGCACAACCTAAGAGAAGCTTACAGAAGAGTTTATGAAGCTTTAGGTACAAAAAACATTGATGCTTTATTAAAACCTGAGCAACAACCAATGCCTCAGGATCCTGCAACTGAAAATGCGAAAGCTTTACAAATGCAAATGCTAAAAGCGTTTCCTCAACAAGATCATCAGTCCCATATTGCAGCTCACAGAGCATTTATGGCTACAAGAATGGTTCAAATTAATCCAATGGTGTATGCATTACTTCAAGGACACATATCTGACCACATTGCACTACAAGCTCATGGTGAAATTGGTGACATGGTACAAAATTCACCTGAAATGCAACAACAAGCACAAGCAGATCCAGATGGATTTAAAGTTTTATTTGATTCTATGGTTGCAAAAAGAGTTGCAGAGATCACAACTCAATTAGCTCAAGAAGAAGCTGGCGGTCAAAAACCAGATCCGTTAGTTGCATTAAAACAGAGAGAATTAGATTTAAGAGCCATGGATATGCAAAGAAAAGCTCAAGAAAATATGATGGATCAAGAAAGAAAAGCTATGGAGTTTGAAGATCGTCTAGATCTTGATAAAATGAAGTTAGAATCTTCAGAAGATCAAGCTGAAGAAAGAATAAGAATTGCAGAAGAGAAGATTGATTTAAATAGGGAGAAGCAGAGTGAAAGTAAACAACAGAAAAGTTAGAAAGTTTAGAGGCGGTGGTGCTGACATGGGTGATCCAGGTCGAGCTCAAGAAAGAGCCGATCGTGGATATGGAAGTACAGCAGGTCCCGACCGATCTAAGGTAAGTGCTCAACAAGAGGCGTCGCATCAAAAATCAATTGCATCAGCAAAAGCTCATAATCAACAAAAAACAACTCCAAAAACAGGAACTATAGTAAATCCTGTTACAACAGGTTTAAATATAATAGGACAAGTTGCAACTGGTATACCTGGACTAGGATATGCGTTTGAAGTGGGTAAACGAGCAGTCAAAGGAATTCAAAAAACTACAAGAACACAAACTGCAAAAGGCGAAACCATTTTTGGCAACCCAAAACCTGGTAGCAAAGGCATGCCTATAACAAGAGATTATTACAAAGCTACAGGTAAAGTTTTAGATGTAATGAGTCCAGAGGGAACTCAGTATATGAAAGATGCTAGATTTTTAAAAGAACCTAAATTAAATGTTAATACAAGAGACGGAGGAAGCACACAACAACAATTATGTCCAGATGGAACTAGACCTCCTTGTAAATTACCAACTACACAAATTAAAAACCCTGTATCAACTCCAAATACATTTTTAAGTGGTTTTCAAGCTTATGACGATGGTGGAGAAGTTATAATTTCGGGAAATGTAGATAAGGATTTATTATGATTAAAAATAAAAGATTAACAAAAACTACACCTCCCAAAAGTGGTCCTAACTCACAAGTTCCACCTGTTAAATTAAGTATGGGTGGCAATGCATGCTGTAGTGAATGTGTTGATATAAGAGGTACTAAAAGTATTCAAGTTAAAGGTTTTAATTTTAGAGGAGTGAGATGATATTTAAAAAAATTGCTAGATGGGTTTGGTGTTTATTCTTTCCTCCTATAATTTATAAACAAAAAGAAGTTATTAAAGACCCTTGTTGGAAACATGAAAAATTTAAAAAGGGTTGTCCAATTTGTAGGAACTTAAATGCCGAGTAGCACTGCAAAAAAAGTTTTAGCTAACAATCCTCAAAAGCAAGAGAGATTTGATAAGTTAATGGCATCTGAATATGATCCAACTATGTCAATGGATTCTAATATAAGCATGATTTTGAGAATGCTTAGAGATGAAGACATGGGACCTGCTTCAATACCTGGTAAATCTACAGGTGGCGAAATAGAAATAAAAAAAGGTGGCGATTACATAAAAGATCTGTTATAAATTTTTATGTTTGAAGAGCTCTCTAAAAGAGATCAATTATTAATATTATCTGGTATCTTTGAAGGCGAAGGTTGGTTTGGAGTCAACAAAAGAAAACATGGTTGGACTCCTTCGGCAGCTATGGAAATACAAATGACTGACGAAGATATTCTACAAAAATTTCAAACATATCTAGAAGTAAATAAAAACCTAGTAAAAAGAAATAATAAAATAAAAAAACACCATAAAACAGTTTACAGGTTTTCTATAAGAGGGTATCGTGCTTTACACTTCATGGAAGCAATGCTACCTTATTTAGGTAAAAGAAGACAAAAACAATATTATGATGTGGTTAAAATTATTGGGGATGGGCCTAAAAACTGGAGCCCACCTGTATCAGAACAGACAGAAAACCAAGCAAGCAATGTCGGATGCACAATTAATGCATGCCGAAAAGATGGCACGAGGTGAAGAAGCTTACCAAGGCAAATTATTAGAATCAAGAAATTCGGACTGGAAAGACGAATTCATTTTATTATTGCTCTCGGCGCCAATAGTGATGCTTTCTTGGGCGGTATTTTCGGATGACCCAACTGCTATGGAGAAGATGAAGCTTTTCTTCGAATATTTCTCACAGCTTCCTTTCTGGTACCAAACAATTTTTGTAGGTGTCATTGCGAGTGTTTACGGACTTAAAGCTACTGATTTAATCAAACGAAAGTAGTTGCGGTTTAA